GTGAATGGTTCGGTGTTGTTTCCCAGTTGGGTGCTGGGAAGGCACCCGTCGTGGCAGGTGATGGGTGTGTCGTATGGCCAGGAGTTGGCCAATGCGTTCGGTAGGGATACTCGAAATCTGGTGCAGTCGGAAGACTATCAGAGGGTGTTTGAGGCGCGGGTGAAGGCCGATAGTAGGGCTACTAATCGGTGGGAGACGGAGCAGGGCGGGAAATATGTGGCGGCGGGTATCACGGCGGGTATCGCGGGAAGGGGTGCCAACCTGGCGATTGTCGATGACCCGCTGAGTGAACAGGACGCGATGAGCAAGTCGGCGCGAGAATTCGTGAAGACGTGGTGGCCTGGCGGCTTGCGGAGTCGATTGCAGCCAGGGGGCCGCATCGTCATCATCACGACGCGGTGGCATGAGGATGATTTGGCGGGATGGCTTCTGTCGATGGCGGAGGCGGACCCCAAGGCGGAGCAGTGGCGGGTCTTGAGTATTCCGGCGTTGTCAGAGGAAGGGGAGTCGTATTGGCCTGAGAGGTGGGACGCCGATTATCTGCAGGATCTGCGGGATGATCCCACGATGCCACGCAGCCAGTGGAACGCCCTCTACATGCAGGAGCCGACAGGGGAGGAAGGCAACCTCATTAAGGCGGAGAACCTGAAGTGGTGGAAGAAGGGGGAGACGCTGCCCCAGTGCGATTCGATCTTGATGGCGGCAGACACCGCGTTTGGCAAGAAAGAGACCAGCGACTATAGCGTTTTGCAGGTTTGGGGTATCTTCAATACGATGTATGAGGATAGTAGGGGTAGGGAGTTTTCGGTACCCAATGCGATCCTGCTGGCCAATCGGCGGGGGCGGTGGGAGTATCCGGAGTTGCTGAATCAGGCTAGACAGCTTGTGAAGAAGTACAATCCGGATCGGATCATCGTGGAGAAGAAGGCGTCGGGCGAGGTGCTGCTACCTGATTTGCAGAGGGCGGGGTTGCCGGTGGTGCCTTATATCCCTGGGAAGGGTCAGGACAAGTTGTCGAGGGTCCACGCTTGCCTACGGTTCTTCGTGTCGGGGCGGGTCCATTTTCCCGAGGGGGAAGATTGGGCCTATTCCCTGGCGGAAGAAGCCTTAAGTTTCCCGAAAGGGAAAAATGACGACCAGGTGGACGCCATGACGATGGCGCTTTTGTACCTGCGGGACTCGTATGCCCTCTACAACCAGGATGATTCGACGGTGACGGATGAGGAGGAGGTTCCCAGTCGGAAGCGGAAAACTTACTGGAAGGCTTGATGGTTGCCTCCAAAGCTGATAGGATTCGGGGATGCCTATCCAGAATCCCAATCCCCTCCTGGACGAGTTGTCCGTGAAGCCCACCATCGTTGAATTGGACGATGGTGGCGTTGACGTTGACTTTGAGGAAGAGGTGGAGGTGGGGGTTCCCACCCAGCACAGCGACAACCTGGCGGAATTCATGAGTCAGAATGCGCTGGGGATGCTGGGGGCTGAGATCTGCGATGGGGTCCGGGCCGATCTGGATAGTAGGGCGGAGTGGGAGAACCTCATCGTAAAGGGGATGGAGGAGTTGGGCCTCAAGATCGAGGACACTTCGGAACCCTTTGAGGGGGCCTGTGGGGCCACGCATCCGCTGCTGCTTGAGAATGTGGTGAAGTTTCAGAGTAAGGCGGTGCAGGAGATCTTTCCGGCGGCGGGACCAGTGCGGACCCGGATCTGGGGAGATACGACCCCGGAGAAGGAAGCTGCCGCGTCCCGGCTAAAGGAATTCCTCAACTATCAGATCCTTGAGGAGATGGTTGAGTACTTCGATGAGACGGAGAGGCTTCTCTTCGCGTTGCCGCTGGTGGGATCCTGCTTCCGTAAAGTGTACTTTGATACGGGGTTGGGTAGGCCGGTGGCGGAATACGTGCCGGTGGACCAGTTTGTGGTGTCCTATAATGCGCCGGATCTGCGTAGGGCGCAGCGTTATTCCCACATCATCCAGAGGTCGGATGGGGATCTGCGGGCCGACATTGAGGCGGGTCTCTACATCGATGTGGGGCTGGGGCAGCCGGGGATGGTTGACCAGAGTGTGATTGCTGCCAAGGTCGATGAGTTGCAGGGTGTGACCCAGCCCAGCGACTACAAGGCGCATGTGCTGTATGAGTGCCATGGGTACTTCAATCTGGATGAGATTGAGGAGGGGCCGCTTCCCTACGTGGTGACGGTGGAGGCGGCGTCCCGCAAGGTGCTGAGTATCCGGCGCAACTGGGATCCGGCGGATCCGAAGAAGCGCAAGCTGGAGTGGTTCGTCCACTACAGGTATGTGCCCACGATGGGCTTTTACGGGTTGGGCCTCATCCATCTGATTGGCAGCTTGTCGAAGACTGCTTCTCTCACGATGCGGGCGCTGGTGGATGCGGGCATGTTCGCTAACTTGCAGGGCGGCTTCAAGCTGAAGTCGATGCGGGTTGTCGGGGGCAACGATCCCATTGGGGCCGGGGAATGGCGCGATGTGGATGCGGCCATCCAGGACATTTCGAAGGCGATCTACCCGCTGCCCTACAAGGAACCGTCGCAGACTCTGCTGGCCCTGCACCAGTTGGTGGTGGCCAGCGGTCAGAAGTTTGCTGATACGACGGAACAGGTGATTGCCGATAGCACCAACTATGGGCCGGTGGGTACGACCCTGGCCCTGTTGGAAGCCAGCACCAAATTCTTCTCGGCCACTCATAAGCGCATTCACGCGGCCCAGAAGCAGGAATTCAAGATCCTGCGGCGGCTGGACAAGGATTATCTGCAGCGGTATCCTTATGCCGTGCAGGGTGCGATGCCCGAAATCTTCAGGATGGATATCGCGTCGGATGTCGATATCATTCCGTCGTCGGACCCCAACACCCCGTCGAATGCCCATAGGCTGACTAGGGCTACTACGCTGCTGCAGACGGCCACCCAGAATCCGCAGATGCACGACATGCGGGAGATCTTCCGCCGGGTGTATGCGGCGATGGAGATTGAGGGGGTGGAGAAGATCCTGCCGCCCCCGGTGGAGCCGACGCCGCTGAGTCCTTTGGAAGATATTATGGCGGCCTCGCAGGGCAAAGCTATCAAGGCGTTTCCGGGTCAGGACCATCAGGCCCACATTATGGCCAAGATGGCATTCATGCAAGACCCGATGGCGGGGGCCTCGCCCATCTTCGCGGCGATGGGGCCGATCCTCCAGGCCAACATCCGCGAACACATGGTCATGCAGTATGCTGAGGCGGCGATGGCGATGGGTGCCCAGGGTGATCAGGCCCAGGCCCAGGCCGCGCAGCAGGTGGCCACCATGCACATGCAGCAAGCGATGCAGCAGCAACAGCAGCAGCAGCAGGATCCCACGATGCAGTTGGGTATGGCCGAGTTGCAGATGCGCGCCAAGGAACACGAAGACAAGATGTTGAATAACGCCGCGCAGCTTGCGATCCGGAATCGTGAGTTGAATCTGCGTGAACAGGCCCAGGATCAGAAGGGCTACATCGAGGGGGCCAAGGTGAAGCAGAAGGAAGCTGATTCCGTCCGCAAGACCGCCATGGCTGCGGTGGCTGCGATGGGGAGGAAGACCAATGCCCAGTAAGAGTTTTTCCCAGGCGCGGATGATGGCGGGTGCTGCCCACGATCCCGTGTTTGCGAAGAAGGTCGGCGTACCAACCAAAGTTGCAGAGGATTACAATATGGCTGACAAGAAGAGTGGCTTCCTGAAGTCCGCGATGCGGGCCAAGGGTCCCGCGTCGGGCGACGGCAAGATGCGTATGTACGCGGAGGGTGGCCAGGTCTCCGAGCAGGACGAGAAGGATTACAGGCGATCCGGCCAGGAACTGATTGATCGGATCCGGCAGGAATCCACGTCGAAGTCCAAGGACGAGAAGCCTCGGAAGTCTCCGACGCCGCCGCGTAGCGACCGCAAGAATCCGGATCGCGCTACGGTGACGCCGAAGATCCATGAGAAGCCGCCGCAGTTTGCCAAGGGTGGCGCTGTGCGTGGTGCTGGTGCTGCGAAGCGGGGCATGAAGCCCGCGCGTTTCTACTGAGGAGACTACCATGATGAAGAAGACGATGGGCAAGGCCAAGATGGGCGATCCTTCGAAGCTTACCGCCGATAAGTTTTCGGCTAGGGCGAAGCGTGCGACCCTGCGTGGCGACGATGTTGGCACCTTCAAGAAGGGTGGTGCCATCAAGAAGTATGCCAAGGGTGGCAAGTGCTGAAAGAGTTTGAGCGTCTGATCGAGATGCGGCGTCGCGACATGGGCCTTCGGCTTATTGAAGCTGGGGCCGCATCTTTCGATGAATACAAGTGGCACGTAGGCTATTCGGCTGGTATGTTGGAAGCATTGGCACTCTTAAAGGAGATTGTTGATGCAGATGCCGACGCCGAAGAGTAGCGGTAACACAACTTGGTGGACTGACCCCGCGACTCCCGACCCCCAGGATCTTCCGGTTGTGCGGGGATGGCGCATCCTGGTCAGGCCGATTCCCAATGCCCCCAAATCCAAGGGTGGCATCATCATCCCCGACTCCACCATCGAGACTATGGATCTGATTCGTAGTGTCGGTATGGTGAAAGTTGTGGGTCCGATGGCCTATACGAGACCCGATATGGGCGATACGCCCTGGTGTAAGGTCGGGGATTACATCTTGTATCCCCGGTATAGTGGGGCCAAGTTCTCGTATGGGGGAGTCAAGTTCCTACTCCTCAATGATGATGAAGTGCTGGCGGTCATCCAGGATCCCGCCCGCATTAATGAGTAGGGGTTGACAACTCCTCTCATCTCGTAGTATCTTGGGAATGCGTAACGCAGGATCGCAACTGTGGAAGAGAAACCAGAACAGTGGGTTGACGTAGAATATAATTCTGCGGAGACTCCGAAGGCTCCGGAGACTACCCCGGAGAAGCAGGAAGACGAAGTTTCGCAGATGGGTCCGCGTGCCCAGAAGCGGATCAAGCAGCTAGTGGGTAAGACGCATACCTTGGAGGCGGAAGTCGCCAAGTTGCGTCAGGAAGCGGAGGCCGCGAAGAGGGCAGCCGCTGAGGCTATGGAGAAGGCTAAGGGCACTCAGTCTTCCGCCAATGAAGTTTTCCGCAATTCGTTGCAGGAAAAACTGAAGACGGCGGAATCTAAGTGGAACTCGTCCTTCGACGCGGCCGACAAGGAAGGGATGATGGCGGCGCAGTCCGAGATGATGGATGCGCGGCTGGAGTTGAAGGCGATGGAAGCGTGGCGGCAAGCCGACGCCCAGAAGCCCGAGGCCAAGCCCCAGGCCAAGCCCCCGCAGCAGCAGATTGCCCCGGTCACCAAGCAGTGGATGGATTCGAATCCCTGGTTTGGTAGGGGGGAAAACGCGGACAAGACCGCGACGGCACTGGCGGTTTCAATCAGTGACGACCTGGTGCAAGAGGGTTTCGACCCGATGTCCCAGGACTTCTACGAGGAGGTTGAGAAACGCCTCGTAGCCGAAATGCCCCGGATGGCTTCCAAGCTGAAGGGGCAGGAGACGGCACCCAAGCCTATTGTGGTGGGGCAATCGCGCAGTCCCGCCCGACGTATCCGCCTCGATGAGGGAACCGTAAAGGCTTCCCAGCGACTCGGGGCCAGCCTTGAGGATACGGCCCGATACGCTGAAGCGATTCAGCAAGCGGGAGACGGCTATGTCAATATTGACATTAAGCGCGGAAGGAAATGACAATGACGATGCACAAGACGCGAGAGGACGAATCTCGCAAGCGTGAGTGGAAAGAACCCAACGAGTTGGATGTGCCGGAAAGCCTGGTGCGCCGACTGAAGAGTGAGGGGTTCGGCACTCGCTGGATCCGAATCTCTGCGGAGGGGAAGCCGGATCCCGTCAATGTCATGACCCGGTTGCGGGAAGGGTACGAATTCGTCAAGCGAGAGGACGCCCCCGAATGGGAAGGTGCCCCCAGCTTGGATTACGGATCCCACGGCAACCTCATTGTGATTGGGGATCTGGCCCTGGCGAAGCTGCCTCTCGATATTTCGCAGTCTCGCACGCGCCAGATCAACGAGAGGACCCAGTCCCTGACGGATGCGATCCAGCGGCAGCTTGCCGAGAATCGCAACCTCAACAGGGCACTGCCGGTTTCGAATAGAGGAAGTAGCAGTAAGGTGTATTCGGGCGGCCGTACTCCTACGCTAGACTAACCAATAGGCCGCTTGTGAGGAGAGTGTAACATGGCTACTACCAAGCGGCCTTTTGGCCTCCAGCCGGTTCGAATTCGTGGTGGTGCCCCGAATACCGGAGCGCTGACGACCTATCGAGTTGGGGCGTCGGCTGGTCCCTCGGACATCGGTGACGGCGACCCCGTCAAGATGATTCCGGGTGGCCAGATCCAGGCTTGCACCGCTGCCGCCGACTACGCCATTGGCGTTGCCAAGGGCTTCAAGTGGGTGGATCCCGTTACGAAGCGTCCGCAGTGGAGCAACTATCTTCCGGCGGGCACGTCGTCGGCGGACAGCAACATCTACGCCTACGTCGTTGACGACTCGATGGCCACCTTCATCATCCAGGCTGACGCCTCGGTGACGCTGGGGGACATGGGTCTCAACTTTGAGTTGTCGGCTATTGCGTCGGTCAACACCTCCTACGGCAAGTCTCAGGCTGTGCTGAAGGCGTCCACGCGAACGACGGCTACCAAGCTGGTTCGTCTGGTGGGTCTCTACGACACCCCGGACAATTCGTGGAACGATGCGTTCCCAATCGTTGAAGTCCGGTGGGTCCAGCACCGCGATACTCAGGCTTCCGCTTTCTAAGGAGTGACACCATATGGCTGCAATTACTAGGGCAAATATCGCCAAGCAGCTTCTGCCGGGACTCAATGCGGTCTTCGGTGTGGAGTATGGCTCGGTGGACGACCAGCACCTTCCGCTTTTCGAGATCGAGAACTCGGAACGCGCCTTTGAAGAGGAAGTCCTCTTCACCGGATTTGGCACTGCGCCGACGAAGGACGAGGGTGCTGCGGTCGAGTACGACAACGCGCAGGAAGCCTGGACTTCGCGGTACACGATGGAGACGGTGGCTCTGGCCTTCTCCATCACCGAAGAGGCCATGGAGGACAACCTCTATGACACCTTCGCTCGCGTCCGTGCCAAGGCCCTTGCCCGCGCGATGGCGAACACGAAGCAGGTTAAGGCCGCCAACATCTACAACAACGGCTTCAACTCCAACTTCACTGGTGGCGACAACGTCCCGCTCTTCTCGGCTTCGCATCCGACGATTGGCGCGGGCAACTTCAGCAACACGGTGGCGGTGGACCTGTCGGAGACGGCGCTTGAAAACGCGCTGATCAACATCAGCCTCTTCCGCGATGACCGTGGCATCCTCATCGGGACGAAGGGCGTCAGCCTCCACATCCCGCCGCAGCTTCAGTTCGTTGCGGAACGCCTCCTCAAGACGCCGGGGCGCGTGGGTACCACGGACAACGACATCAATGCCCTTCGCAACATGGGCATGCTGCCGAGTGGCTACCACATCAACCAGCGTTTCACGGATCCCAACGCCTGGTTCATCAAGACGGATGCGCCCAACGGGTCGAAGATGTTCAACCGCGTTCCGCTTCAGACGAAGATGGAACCGGACTTCGACACGGGTAACCTGCGCTTCAAGGCCCGCGAGCGTTATGCGTTCGGTTGGTCGGATTGGCGCGGTTGGCTTGGTAGCAGCGGCGCTACCTGATACCACTGAGGCACTAGTAGGGGGGCCGGGGATAACACCTCGGCCCTCTTGCTTTCTACCCCTTAAAATGCTACACTTTGCCGTTACCCCGGCGATAGAATCGGGGATATAGACGTATCCCCCAAAGCTGGAGATCATCATGTCTCGATTCACTCGCGAAGCCTACCCCGTGGTTATCGTTGCCTCCGTTGGTACGTCGGCTGCCGACTTTGGCATCGACACGGATGGCAGCCTGATCCTCAACCAGGTTGTGGCCACCAGCATCAACGGCATGAATGTGTCGTCGGCCCCGGCCTACCTTCCCCTCAAGAATGCTGCGGGCACCACCTACTACATCCCGGTCTATACCACTATCGCTTGATGGTGACGTATGTCCTGGACAAACATCAAGGCAGTCTTCTGTAGCGTAGTCTCTGCGGTTG